TTCTAATAGTAAAAATTTTTCTACTAAAAAATGGCTTAATTAAAGGAATTTTCGTCCGTCATAAGCACTCGTTATGAGACAATTAGTAACAAATCAGTAACAAAAAAAAGACATCTCTTAAGATGTCTTTCGCAGATAGGCTCACTTAGAGTACTTCTACCGCTAACACAATAAGTATATAATCATGAGTGCCATTTATCAAGTGTCACGTGGCACTCTGATTGGCACTCTTTCGGAACGCTCATGGAACGCTCATGGAACGCTAGAATTTTATCTTATTGATTTCTGTCCATAACTTATTCTTAGAGGCATTGGTATAGATGTCAAAGGTGATATCATTTAGTTTGTGGCCCAGCACTTTTTTCCTAACGTAGATATCAACGTTAGATAATTGGCATAATGACGCAAATGTCTGACGAGTATCGTGCATTGTGTGTGTCGCTTTCAAATATCCATTTGCAATCGATAACACAGTATTATTCAGTGATGTGTATGAACAGTCTATTAATCGTTTGTCCGGCTTGAGCAGTTCATCAATAACTAGCTGCTTAATATCGTCATGAATCGGTACAACTCTGTTTTTACCTGCATCTGTTTTAGAACCTGTCACAATGTAACTTATCAATTTATTTGATCCATCATCGTTGCAAGGCTCATTGATATGAATGTTGTTTCTGTTAATGTTTAATAATTCACCTGCTCGAAGGCCAGTGTAAATATATATAAGCATCAAATGTGCTTCTGAAGTGTTTATTGTTTTTAATTTCTTGATTTCATCCATAGTGAACGGATAATGCTTTGTTGACTGCTTGAATTCAGCAGTTCTAATATAAGATGTATAATCGAAGTCTCTCGGAATATACTGATGGATCACTGCATATTCGAAAATCTTGGAACACAGAACTTTCATGTGCATTTGAGTTCCACCCTTTGATTTGTCATTATCGAATACATATTGTAGGTCAGCAAGAGTTATATTATCTATTGGCCTATTATATATAGTTTCAAAATGCTTAATCCACGAACCATATCCATCTCTTGCCGATTTCGATAGTTTACTGAATTCTTCTTCATCTAAGATATGATAGATATCCTTGAATGTCGGAACACGTTTTTTGGTTTTTTCTTGTATTCTGTCAAATAGATTAGGAGCGATGTTTCTAGCATCTTCGTTTGATATACTATTAGATTTCTTTAGCGAATAGAGAGATAGTGCATTCAATGCCTCTTCACGAGTCGCGAACGTTCCTATACATATCTGTTTCTTCTTCCCTGTTATGATGTCACGTTCATCACTCATTACACGAGCGCAGAAGGGAGTTCTTCGTTTGCCCGATAGTTTAACTACGGTTCCAGTATTGTTGGGTCTGCGCCCAAATCTAGTCTTTCTAGCCATAATGTGGCACGTCCTTTCTATTTACTTTTGCCTTGTACGTGCCAATCATGATATAATTAAACACGTAGAAGGACTTTAGACAATTGGTTTCTTTTACGAACGTTGCATCCTAGTTGGCGCTAGGGTGCTTTTTTTATTTAAATATTTATTTATCTCTTTTCATGTCTTGTACAATTTCATCCAGCAAATCAATATAACTATAATCTAAAGCATTACATACAGCCTCTAAAACATTTACACTTATTGATATTTTGCCCTTCTCATAAGCGTGAATGGTATTTCGTGCTTTGCCTACTTTCAGACCAACATCGTTAAGTGATAGATTTTTAGATTCTCTTAATTTTTGGAGTTTTCTTCCAATTCTAACATCGATATCACTCATTTTTATTCCCTCCTTTCTGATATTATTATAACAAAAACACTAATGCTGTGCATTGAAATTGTACAAAAAAACAAAAAAATGTCCAATGTGCATTGACAATGCACGGTTTTTAATGTACTATGTTCACTGTAGATGAACAAGAAAGGAGGAAGCGATGGGCTATACAGTAAAACAATTAAGAGTTGGCATGAATATGAATCAAGTCCAATTTGCTACTTTCGTTGGTATGAATCCAAATACTTACGCAAAAAAAGAGCAAGGCAAAAGAAATTGGTTAGCAAAAGAACTTATTAAAATTGCGAATGCTTGCAATGTGAAAGTTGAAGATATTATCTTAGACTAATTTTTTTATCCAAAGTGTTCATCCACAATGCACATACTGGAAGAAAGGAAGCAGAATATGGACGAATGGAACATGAGTGTCAGTGAAGCGATGGAACTCACTCACAAGAGCAGAGAGTTCATCATCAATGCAATCCAACAGGGTGTAATGCCTGGCTCTGTTGTAGAAGGAGAGAATGGACGAAGAACCGTCCACATACCTAGAAAGGCATTTATATCTTATATGACCGAGTGGAATATGAGTCCAACAGATGAGGTCATAGAAGCATTGTTTAAGAAATACACAAATAAATAAAAGTAGATTCGTAAGCATCTACGGCCGTGGGAGCAAGACTGTTGCATTTGTCATTTCTCCTATCATTTTCCAAAATCCATCCCACGGCTCTAGGTGCTTACGAGTAAACAGGAAGAAAGGGGTAGACAAAATGATTTACGAAGTCACAACAAGTCAAATCAATAATTTCAAGGACTGTAGAAGAAGATATTGGTTTGAATACAGAGAACTGCTTAAACCTAAGAAAGAGAACGAGGCATTAGTGATAGGGAGCAGCTATCACGCAAAGGTAGAAGAAATCCTTACTACAGGCTCATTCACTGAAAGTCATGATTATACAGATGCGATGGCAAAAGCATTTATCAAGTATATTCTCCCTCAGTTGCCGGAGATTGTCGATGTTGAACAGGAATTCAGATATCGACTAGCGAGAGGAATCTATCTAAAGGGAAAGATTGATGCGGTGTCTGTCGATGGACTTATCGAACATAAAACAACAGGAAACTACATTACCGACGAGTATATGTACAAGGTTGATTTTATGAACGACCAGGTAAGTAATTATCTGATTGCTAAGGAAGAAACTAGACCAGTCACTTACACAGTAATCACTAAGCCAACAATTCGTCTAAAGAAGACAGAGACATTAGATGAATACATTGAACGTTGTGAAGCGTGGTATGACGAAGATACAGAAAGAAAGATCAGAGTATTCACTGTAAGTCGTACAAAGGAAGAACTGGAAGAACAGAGAAAAAATCTAGTTGCCATGGCTAAAGAAATCAAGAGATGTGACAGAGAGAAGTTCTTCTATAGAAATGATAGAGCGTGTTCTATTCTTGGCTGTCCTTTCTCGGGCATCTGCAGCAACTATAACGGAGATGCTGAAACGTTAGTTGACTTCGAAAAGAAGTCATCAACAAACGAAGAATTAAACGAAAACGGAGGTAAAAAGAAATGGCTTTAAAAACGTACACAGCAGATAACATCGAAAAAGAAGCGTTTACCTGTCTGCTTTATGCAAAACCAGGTGATGGAAAAACTACAACAATCGGTAAACTGCCAGGCAAGACAGTTGTCTTAGATATCGATAAGACAAGTGGTGTCTTAAAGAACAGTCCTAATGCTAAAGGGATTCTAATTGTAGATATCGATGTAGACGATATTGTAAACAGCATGAACGAAGCACTTGCGTGGTTAGCAAGCAATACGGATAAATATGACAACATTGCAATCGATAACGTGAGCGAATTACAGAGCTGCATCCTATCTTATTATGGTCAGCTTGGAAGAAATGACGGAGTTCCTTCACAGGGAGACTATCAGAAATTTCAGTTTGGTTTAGCAAGAATCATCAGAAACCTAAAAACATTACAGAAGAGAATTCTATTAACGGCATGGCAGGAGTTAGTGGATGTAACTTCACCGACAGGAGAGCAGTATACATCATTCATGCCTAGAATTCAGAAGAGCGCTAGGGATAACGTATGTGGTCTATGCGATGTGGTTGGTCATCTAGAAATCACATCAACAGGTGAAAGAGTAATCAGACTTCTTTCAACAAAGAATGTTTATGCAAAAAATCAGCACGACGATAGAAAAGCGTGCAGACAGGAAGATTTATTCAGTACAGGAGGAAATAAATAATGGCAATTAATTGGGGATTTGAAGAGGTAGAAAACGAGTTTATTGATTTACCTCAAGGTATGTACAGATGTCGTATCAAGACGGCAGAAGAAACAACAACATCAACAGGGAAACCGATGATCAGTCTGATGCTTGATATCAGTGGTCACAATCAGAAACTATTCTACAACCTTGTTTTCGATGCATCTCATGCATCAATCGTAAATCAGAAACTACAGTCTATTTATGACAGTTTTGGTATCCCTAGAGGGAATATGGAAGCAAGTCAGTGGGTCGGTAAAGTCGGTGCATTAAAGACAAGAAAAGAAAAAGACCAGTACGGAGGCGATCGTACAGGCGTTCACTATTTCTTAAGCAAGAAACAGGCAATGAACTTACCAGCATGGCAGGAACCTGGCGATGCCAATACAAAGCCAAAGTCATTAACACCACCATCAATTGACGATGTCCAATTCTAAAGGATTATGTTAAGGGATTATCAAGAAGACCTATACATGAAAACGGTAGAAGCCATTAGGCAAGGCAAGAGAGGAATACTTATTCAGATGCCTTGCCGAAGTGGCAAGTCGTTTCTTATGGCTGAGATGATAAAAAATCTAAAAGGTTATGGCTTGGTACTGGTCCATAGAAAAGAACTGATGAAGCAACACAAAGCATTGCTTAATGAGTTAAGCATAACAAATGCTAGAGTTGCGAGTGTCTTTACAGAAGCCAACCATTTAGACGAACGTAAAAAACCATCGGTCATTTTCATTGATGAATGTCATCTAAGTGAGGCGAGCAGCTATAAGAAGGTATGCGAACATTATAAGGTTCTTGTGGTTGGATTTACTGCAACTCCTACACGATTGAATGGTGACAGATTATCACTGTTCGACTGTATTGTACAGGGGATAACGGCTAATGAATTAATGAACCGAGGAGCAATCAGCAATTATGATTACTATGCGCCTAATATCGGTATCGACACAAGTGATATAGCGATTGTAAGGGGCGATTATCGTACAAGTGAATTACAAGACCTATTCACTAAAAACTGCGTCTATGGCGATATATTCAAGTATTACAAGGAACTTGCTGATGGCAAGCAGGCCATCGCTTACTGCGTATCTATAGAGCATAGCAAGAAGGTTAGAGACCTGTTCATTGCAAATGGTGTAAGTGCAGTTCATCTAGACAGTCACACACCATCGAGTGAACGTGAAAAAGTCATGAACGATTTCAAACAGGGCAGATTCAAAATACTATGCAATGTAGGACTGATTAGTGAAGGAATTACAGTTCCGGACTGCGAGTGCTGCTTACTGCTCAGACCGACAATGTCGCTTGCTCTGTACATTCAGCAGTCAATGAGATGTCTCACTCCAAAAGAAGAAAAGAAGGCAGTCATCATCGATTATGTAGGAAACTTTCAGAGACATGGTCTACCAACAAGTGACAGAGAATGGTCCTTGGACGGTGCAAAGAAAAGAAAGATGATAAATGACGATGGGTCATTTTCTATCCGTACATGCCCTCAGTGCTTCAAGGTATTCAAGACCGCCGATAAGTGTCCTTACTGCGGATATGAATACGAAGTCAAGGGCAGAGAGTTAAAACAGATGGAAGATGTCAAACTGAGAGTGGTAAAAGAGCAAGAGGTCGAAGAATTAAACAGAAAGAAAAAGGAAATGAGAATGGAAGTAGGCCGTGCTAGAAGTCGTGATGAACTTATGAGAATCGCTAGAGAACGTGGCTACTCTGTCGCATGGGTACATATCCAAATGAGGTTGAAGGGAATATGCAGCTAGAACATATTATTCAGAATAAGGTGATGGTGGAACTGTCCGAAGCTGGCTTCACACCATACAGGATGGTTGTTGGAACTTACTATACAAAGACTTTGAATCCTATAAAAGTAGGCATCGAAGGAACACCAGATCTATTAGTTCTAAAGAATAATGGTGAGGTGTTTTGGGTAGAAATGAAAACAGATAAAAAAGGTAGCAGATTAAGAAAAGTTCAAGAGGATTACCACAAATTCCTAAAATCAATCAAGCATAGAGTATATGTCGTAAGAAACTTAGAAGACATAGAAAAGGTCATAGCGATTGAGAAAAAAGAAAAATCTGTATGCGATATATGATGCAGAAGATATGTGTGTCTGCGTCGGCAATGCTCAAGAATGTGCATGCTATCTTGGTGTATCTCTGCACCATTTCTACACCAAATTATATAGAAACGGAAATAAGAAATTTAGAATCTATAAGTTAGAGGAGGACACGAATGAATGATTGTGTGAACCACCCGTCTCATTATGAGACAGGGAAGTTTGAATGCATTGAAGTAATGGAAGAGACACAAGGTGTGGAAGCGGTGAAAAACTTCTGCATCTGTAATGCATTCAAATATCTATATCGTCACGCTAACAAGAATGGATTAGAAGATATCAAAAAGGCCAGATGGTACTTAGACAAATACATAGAATTAAGCAAAAGAGGTGAGATTGATGTCGTACATAACAACGCCTGTAGATGACCTTCAAAGACAGGCTGAAAGCATCGAAAGCAAAGTTACACAATTAAATGCAATATATGAAGATTATGAAGACTTGATGGAAGATTACCGTGAATTGGAACGTTCTTCTTATAAACGCCGTGAAAGAGACTGCAATGAAATCAATGAATTAAGATACAAACTCAGATGCACAGAAGAGATGTTATCCAATAAGGTCGAACAGCTAGAAATTTACCGAGCTGCAGCCGGAATCCTTGCGGCAGTTATCGCATTTTATGTTGCATTGATATTAGCAATTTAAGGGGGGGAAAGTTAAATGATTACTTTAAAATATGCAGATATTTGGGGATTTGAGCATGCCGTTAGAGGTATGCGAAACCCTATGAACAGTTGGGATAAGAGTGATACTTTTGTTGATTATGACCTGGTTTTACTAGGAAAAAAAGATAAGGAACTAATGAAGAGATTAGTTCATGCAGGCCCTAGTCATAGAAAATTCTTAAGACAGATCTTTGTGAGTATTGATATTACTGCTCCATTGTATTGGTGGAAGGAATTCGACACGTACAAGGTCGGCACTGTAGCAAATAGTTGCAGTACTATGCATAAGATTCATGATAAGGAGTTCACACTTGATGATTTCAGCGTTGAACATTTGAATGATGATGTGCTCAATAAGCCATTCAAAGATATCATAAGTTGTTTGAATTTTTTTAGACAGCTTTATATCCAAGACCATAGTAAGGATAACTGGTGGCAGATGATTCAGTTACTGCCTTCTTCTTATAACCAAAAGAGAACAGTAACTATGAATTACGAAAATCTGTTGAATATCTATGAAACTCGTAGAAATCACAAGTTGGATGAATGGAAAGATTTCTGTAAATGGATTGAAAGACTACCTAATGCAGAACTCATTACAGGAGAAGAAAAGAATGTATAAAGAAATAAGTAGATTGGTGGAATTATTAAAACTCCCACAAAGCAGAATTTTAGAATTGGATAAAGTCGCACACATTAATGGCGATGATTTAACTCTCACTATTGCATCGGAAGAATGTGCAGAGTTAATCCAATCAATATCAAAAGTCAAAAGACATGGGTTCCGTGGCGTATATGAACGTAATCTGCACGAAGAGGTTGCAGATGTCTTAATCTGTATCGTTGAGTTGGTTTCTCTAGGGTACTTGGATATCGATAAAGTCATAGAATGGCAGAAACTCAAGATTAACAGAGAAGTAGAAAGAGCACTTAAAAAGGTGGTGAGATAACGTGAGTTACAGTATTGGCATTTATGTAAAGGTTGAAGGATGCGATAAATATGCAGAAATCGCATATCCATCTCATTCTTCTCCTAGTTACAACTTAGGAAAATTATTTAGAAGCTGCATGAATTGGAATTTTAACTCTAGTGAATATTATAGATGCGATCATGCAATAGAACACTTAGATAGAGGAATCAAGGAATTAACGCATAACCCTTATGGGTATGCTGGGTTAATACCCGGAAATAATTGGATGGAAACGCCCAGTGCCCTCAATGCACTACTTTCAATAAAAGACTGCATCCTAGAACAAGCAGAAGACATTCCACTAGATTGTATGTACATGTATTGGGGGTGATTAAATGGCAATTATTAATCCTTGGATTTTTTATCTAATCGAGGTCTTAAAAGGTTTAAAAGAAGTCAGTGTGGTTGCTATTTTTATGACAATAATAATGCTGATTTGTATAGGAATAGCAACATTATGGCTCAGATCTGAAGATTCTTTTTATCGTAGCGATAATAACGCTTCTACCATAAAAGCGTGTATTCGAGCCTTCAAAAAGTTATCAATTGTTGCTTGCATTATTACGAGCGTGTACATAGTTACTCCTTCTGAAGAAACGATGTATAAGATGCTGGTTGCTCAATACGTAACATATGAAAATGTAGATAAGGCTACAGAAAGCATTAAAGAAGGTGTTGACTATATCTTCAAAAAGTTAAACAAGGAGGACAAGAAAGATGAATAGCGTATTTATCAATACAAACAATGGCAAGTATTACAGAATCACAGTCAGAGTGGAGAAACCCGAAGCGAATATCGAAATAGCGTGGGATAACATCCAAAATGCTGTAGCACGTGGGACAGCATGGGTTGGTTTTTCTGAAGCAGATAATTTTGAAATTAAAGAAATGATGAGTGGAGTAAACGTATCAGCATTCACACTCAATGTAAATAATATCAGTTCTATCGAACTTCTTAAGGAGGACAAGAAAAATGGAAAATTTTGCTTTTAGCGATACTTTTGTAGAAATTACAATCTTGAATTATCTTGAAAACTGCACTCATTTTAAGTGGATTGCAAGAGACCAGGATGGTTGCTTGTGTGTTTATAAAGATAAACCTCATAAAGAAAAAACTGATGATAACATTGGCTATGTTTATTGGAATAGAAGCGATATTAAGTCGGACATAGATTTCTTAGGCCCGTTCGAAAATCTTTTCAAATACATCAAATGGGAAGATTCAGAACCTACATTGATTAGAGATGCTTTGGATAAGGTGGAGTATTAGAAAATGATTAACGGAGAAAAGTATAGAGATAAATTGCTAAAGTTTATCGAAAAGAGAGATGCTGGAAGTTTTACATTTAGCAAAGGTAAAGAAGGCGATTTTTGGCAATGTGGTGGAAGACCTTGTTTTGAATGTGGAATGGTCAAAGAAAGAAGCAATTGCTCATTGACAAGATTAAAATGGCTTTTATCAGAATATAAAGAGCCTGTTAAGTTAACTGAATTAGAACATGGAATTTTAGAGTATCTTCTTGAAAAGAAACAATATAGATTCGTTGTACGTGAAAGAAACGACTGTCTTTACATTTACAAAAGCAAGCCAAAGAAAGAAGCAGATAGTTGGGAAAGTCTTTCGTTGAATAATGAATTGGGTCTATTTAACAATTTATTCCAATTCGTGCAGTGGGAAGACTTAGAACCTACAACAATCGAAGATGTACTCGGTAATTGCGAGGTGATTGATGATGACTTATAAAGAAATACTGAGCATGGTCAGAGATTCCACATTTAACACTTTTGAAAAAGGTGTAAGTTATGACGGCATTCAGAAGGGCATTGTTGAATGTGCAACCAACATTTATATAGCACAGATGCAACTTGAAAAGGAAAAGCTGCAAGAAGAATATGATGATCTCTGTGAAGGACATGACAAACTTTCTTATGAATGGGCAAAGTTAAAGAAAGAAAATAAAGAATTGCGTGGTGATTATGATGACCTACGCAAAAATTACAACGAACTTGTCATCAAATTCGACAATTTATACAGCGAACTTTATGAGGAGGGGTACATAGAAGATGATTAAACTTTGGAATAAAAATGAAACGCTCCAAAGGGTCTGCGAAGACACGTCAAAGGTAAATGAGTTGAGAAAGACATATTGTGAGCAGCTCAATAGAAATGAGAAGGAATCGGAACATGCCAAAGACTATAACAGGCTTCTAGAGAATTACAAAACTTTAAAAGCACATTATATAGAATTAAATAAGGAGTGTAAGGAACTTCAAGAGGAAAACATCTCCTTGCTTATCCACCGAAAATCGTCGGAAAGAACGAAAAACATGATACTTGATGAAGTTCAACAATTGCATGACCGAGTAATGAAACTAATCGCAGAGGAGATGAATGAAGATGATTAAAAGACCTAAGAAAGAAGAATTTATTGAGTGGGATCGTTTTGGGGATGGACACGTTAACAGCGTTCGATATTCAGAGGCTTTAGAAAAGTACTGCAATGAACTGGAAGCAGAACATAAGATTTTAGAAAACTGGGATATCGCCTCATTTAGGTACTATCAAGGTATGAGAGAGGCTTTATGGATGGCTATCAATGATGCTATGAACGATGTCAGTGAATGGGGAAGATACGCTGATGCACGCAACAAACGTGCTGAATACGATAGATGCATTAAGCAAAACCAATCATATGCTTCTGGCGTTATGGAATTCTATGAAAACATGGGAGTTAAGAAGGCCTGGGCAAGTGAAAAGAATATCACGAAAATGCTTGAAAAACTGAAGAAGATTACAAGGGGAGGCAAGTAATATGCGCATTCTGAAAGATTATTACATCTGCGATCACTGCAAGAATGAATTATCGTTGGATGAGGTTAAAACCGTGACCGTGCCCGTCGAATTGGTCAGTTCATCTCAAACTAAAATGGCAATTGTAAAACTTGATTTGTGTGAAGAATGTTGCAACGAATTACTACACGTAATCAGAAGACACTTTCATCAATTTTACTACTCACATAACGGTTGTCTTGTAGACGAAGAGGAGGATGAAGATGAATAGTGCAATTATGGATATCATAGGCATTCTGCTCATGACAGGTGCAATCATACTTATTGCTATTGGATTTTTTTGGAAAGAATAAATTAAGGAGAAATATTATGAACTATAGTTTAAACACAAAAGAAGTTAAAAGAGGAGATATCTTCTATATCACATATTCTAAGAATTTCAATGATTCATATTCATATGATACGGCAGGAAGACCTGCTGTAATCGTATCAGATGACCATCTGAACAGAGGAAGCGAATATGTTGAGGTTGTCTATCTTACAACAAAAATCAAGAGAGATATGCCTACTCATGTAGATGTGTTCTGCAAAACACCTTCTACTGCTCTCTGCGAAACTATCCATACTGTTGAAAAGGACAGAATCGGTACTTATGTAAGAACTGTAAGTAACGAAGAAATGGAAGAAATTGAGCGTGGATTAAGATCTTCTCTAGGTATGGGCACTCTAGACGGCGATATGCTAAAGGAGACATCTGTTAACGATGCAGAACCTAATAATGATATGGGATTAGTATCAATGCAGAAGGAAATCCAACTTACTGCTGAAAGAGATATGTTTAAAAAGTTATATGAAGACTTATTATCAAAAGTCGTTGGAAGATAAGGAGAGATTCAATACTAACAGTTAATGAACTATTTGCCGGTATCGGAGCGTTCAGAAAGGCTCTGATTCGTCTTGGCATCCCACATGAGATTGTGGGTATCAGTGAGATTGATAAATATGCAATCAAGTCATATAACGCAATCTATGGATAAACTAGAAATTACGGTGACATCTCAAAGGTAGAAAGACTTGATTATGCAGATTTATGGACATACGGCTTTCCTTGCCAGGATATCAGCCTGGCTGGACAGCTTAAGGGAATCGTCAAGGGTGAGACAAGAAGTGGATTATTATATGAAGTTCAGAGACTTCTTGCTCAAGCCCAGTCAGATGATGCACTACCTAAATATCTAATTATGGAAAATGTCAAAAATCTAGTAGGAAAGAAATTCAGACCAGATTTCGAAGGATGGCTTGGATGGCTTGACGAACTAGGCTACAACAACTACTGGAAAGTGCTTAATGCAGTGGATTATGGCATCCCACAGAATAGAGAAAGAGTCTTCTGCATCAGTATTCGAAAGGATATCGATACAGGGTATACATTCCCTCTTCCAATTGAATCAGACACAGTACTCATGGATAAACTAGAACCTGTTGAAGATATCGATGAAAAGTATTTCCTTTCAAGCGAATGCGTCAAACGCAGATTCACGAAGAATCAGATTAATGAGGAAAAAGGCTACGGATTCAAATTCTCTCCTGTAGAGAGAGAAGAAGCAAAGATTGCAACCACAGTAACAACTGTTCCAACAAGAGACACCGCTAATCACATTACAGAAAAAGGTGTTAGCAGCATATTGGAAGATGATGTTGATGAACGATATTATCTCTCTGATGAAATGTCATCTAAACTGATTGAAAAGCCTACAGACGGCATTGTGAGGCAAGTAGGGTATATAAAGAAAACAGAGAATGGCACTCAGCATCAGAGCAACACCGTGTATGACCCTAAGGGTGCAGCTAGAACACTTACTGCATGTGATTATAAAAGTCCTATGATGATAAAGGAGTAGCAAAGAATGAAACGATGTAATCTTGTAGCAGAATACACAAACATTAAGTATGAACAGTCTCGTCGCATCTATGGAATGGATGGAATGTGTCCTACCATTACAACGAGAGCATCGGGAGGACATGAGGTGAAGATAATGGATAATAGACCTATTGTCAGAATCGCCGAAGCAACCAAGAAGGGGTTCGCCGAAGCAACCATTGGAGACAGCATTAATATTGCCTATCCAAACAGCAATACAAGAAGAGGAAGAGTGTGTGAGGGTAAGGCAAACACCCTCAGCACCAGTCCTCAGCAGGCAGTAATTACGGAGGACAGTAATATGGATAACATAAGAATTAGAAAATTGACACCTAGAGAGTGTTGGAGACTCATGGGGTTCGATGATGAAGACTTCAACAAGGCCCGAGCAGTCAATTCAGACACACAGCTTTATAAGCAGGCTGGTAACTCTATCGTTGTAAATGTACTAGAAGCAATCATGAGTAATATGTTCAGAGGTGATTGTATTGGCTAATATGGCTGTACATTATTCATCAAAGACCGATGAATGGGCTACGCCACAGGATTTTTTTGACCAGCTCAATAAGGAATTTCATTTTACGCTAGACCCATGTGCCGATGAGCAGAATCATAAATGCAAGAAATTCTACACAAAAGAGCAAGATGGTCTCTCACATGATTGGGGGGGGCACACCGTGTTCTGTAATCCTCCCTACGGCAGAGAGATTGGTAAGTGGGTCAAATACTCATATGAGCAGTCAAGAAAAGAGAACACCACCGTGGTTATGCTTGTCCCATCAAGGACAGACACAAGGTGGTTTCACAACTATATCTATGGAAAGGCAGAAATAAGGTTTGTAAAAGGCAGACTGAAATTCGGAGGTGCAACTACAGGAGCACCGTTTCCAAGTATGGTGGTGATATACAGATGAATGAGTACATTTACAAGAAAGTCGATTACTATTCAATGAGACAGCTAAGCGATGTAATCGATGAACTAAGAAGCAGATACAGAATAATAGGATATAGAGCGTATGCACAGGAACAGTACGCTGTACTCACTCTATACCCTATAGAACAGGAGGGAAAAGAATGATGCAGAAGAAAAGCGAACTAACGCCAGCGGATATCAAACTGGTATGGTACAAGGACTTCTGGCTTAAGTACTTATCTATGTGTGAAGTGGATTACTATAACGATGAGAGAATGAGATTAGAGTATCTATGCAACCTTATCCTTGATGATCTGATGAGACCGGAATATAAACAGGTTAACCTTAATGTCTTTCCTCATTCTAGAGTTAAGCCAAGCAAAACAGAGTTTGATACGATTATAGAATTTATTAAGAAAGGAGATGTAAAAGATGGACAATGAAGAACTGACAAAAGTAATTGATAATATGCAGAAAATCAACGAAAAACTGCTGAAACAGAATGATAAACTATACGAAGAACTTAAACACTCGAACAGAGATTTCTTCGTTCTTGCTGGGCTGATAACCATCACGCTGCTGCTTGTTCTGTATGCTATGTGGTAATGTGGAAAGGGGGAATATTAAATGGCAAGACTAGCAGAAGTGTGGTGCACATTCAGAAATCCAATCAATTCAGCACAGTTCTATGCACTCAAGAACAGATTTTATTTGATAAACCTAGATAATGTCACATGGTGTATGGAATCAGCAGACTTTAATATGAGAGGAAATGCATGGCTGATAAAGTTCTTTCATAACGGAAAGCAGATTCATTCGATGAAGTTCTATGATGAACGCTTAGCCAAAGACATGCTTAGATACCTTAAAGAGTTCAGACCGAAAAAGGAACACGGCACATTTGACTTTGAAGGAAGAACAATCGACATAGACGATGTAGTGATGGTTTCAAACAAGTATTACAACAATATCGAATCAGCCATGGGAACTAACAGGTATACTCTCTTGATACATACAGTCAATTCAAAATACAAGAAAGTTGATAAAAGCAGCATACCAGGTCGAGAGACAATAAGAGAATTTCAGAAAAGATTCATTAGATAAAGATAATATGAAAGGTGGTGATTACTCATGAGCGATTACAGAGGTGAACTGTATAGAAAGATCGTATTGGATTTCTACAAGAAGAAGCATAGGCCTCCGTATGTCGAGGAACTCAAAAGCCTGGGTGTCAAGGAACTGTACTTCAGAAAGAAGTACGGCTCATATCCTAACTACATCAGAAACGAATTGAGACTGCCTATTACACAGACATTCGCTAGAGACAGGATAGTAGTAGACAAGACAACAAACGAAGTTGTCTTCGAAGGCACGATTTATGAGATAAATGAATTCTTCTTCACTAATGAGCCGAACGTAACAAGACATACGCTTGATTTCTATCTAAACAAGAAGGCATTCAGAAGGTACTGGTATATCTTCGCAAAGATGAACTATCATGTATGGGTTGCGAGCGACTGCGACTTCAAGCAGTACAGACGAGCCATGTATTTCCTGTTCAGAAAGAAATGCTATCCAAACAATATGCTCTATGCGAAAAATGGAGAGGTGGCACAGCTCAAAAGGCTTGGAGAACAGCTTGACAGGGGTGAGATACAGCTGAGTGATGTGCTGGATGTGGAGAAATACAAGGAATTTATAGGAAAGGACATTGATTACTATGAGGTTGTATGACGAAATAAAACAGAATATAAACTGCATTGAACTCGCTGCAGAACTAGGCATCGAACTGCACAAGAACGGGGGCACATATCGTTGCCCCTCTTTTATTCATGAAGGACATAATCCCAACAGTGTCATGGTGAGCGAGGACTCCTGGTTCTCGTTCAGTGACGGTGTCGGAGGAGATGTTACAGATATGCTTGCATATGCAAAGTATGATGGTGATAAGTCTATGGCGTTCAAGGATATGTGCCATCGTTTCAATCTTGCGTTCAATGATACAGAATACAAGCAGAACTACAGAGAATGGAACAACGCTATACTACAGTGGCACAATGAATTAACAGAAGAGGATATAGAGTATCTGCACAAGAGAAGAATCAAGGACAGCACCATTAATAACCTTTATATAGGAAGTCATGTGTTCAAGGAGAAAGCACCTAACGGTGAGATGGTGGATGTACCACGTATCATCATCCCTATATTCAAGAACAACAGCTGCGTCTATTACTGCGCTAGAAACAGAAGCGAATATGATGTGGTGAAATATAAGAAGCCATACCTGGAGGAGGCATTCAAGGAGAACACACTGTACGGCCTTGATACACTTAACAGAAGTGAGACTTATGCCGACAATGATACAATCGTTATTGCAGAAGGAGTGTTCGATTTCTTGACATTCTACCAGGAAGGCTACAGAGTTCTCTCAAGCGCTACGAGACTGTCTAACAAGCAGACGGAGTATCTATGCAAGATTGCCAAGAAATTCAAGCGTGTTGCCATCTGCTACGACAACGATGGGAGAGGTGTGCAGTTCACAACAGCAACTGCAAAGCAGCTGTTCGAACACAATATTCCATTCGATATAGTCAACGTTCCTAAGAAGTACGGCAAGGATGTGAGCGACTGCTACTGCGCCGGCCTCTCACCTAGCATGTTGTTGAATAATCACGTGGTGGACGGTACGCTATGGTATCTGAAGGCAACCATGTCTGATATGGATGAACTGATGGAATATGTCTACAAGGCACACAGTCCTTATATGAGCAGAGTTAAGAAGAAAGCCATATTGCAATATGCCAAGGAAGTTTTAGGCGCTGACGGCGAGGAAATGAAGGAAATACGAAGGGAACTGACAAGAGGCAAGACAAACGATGAATATGCTCACGAGTTCATTGCCAACTATGACTATAAATTAAGATGCAATCCATCACTCGGATTCTACCGATTCAACGGAACGTACTGGAGCAGATGTGATGATGCACTCATCAGACAGGGAATCATGGAGATGTTCGATGTATCATTCAATCTTGAATCAGCGATACTGAACAAGGTCAGAACAATCGTATATGATGATACGCTCCCTAACCAGGTGAACTGTCTGAATCTCAAGAACGGCACGCTTTACTTCACCGAGAATCCTTTTGACGGCTATTACAGATTCACTAGAAAGCGCAATCCCGATGACTTCAACGACTATGTACTCAACTACGAGTACCGAGAGAATGCATACAGCCAGGACTGGGAGGATTTCCTAAGCAGCACCACAAGCAGTGACGAGAAACTGATCAAGCGATTTGCAGAGTACTTCGGCTCGGTATTCATGGAACACAGCATACAGGACAAGGCGTACCTCTTCTACGGAAACGGAAGCAATGGCAAGAGCGTATTGACAAAGGTATTAAGTGCACTGCTGGGTGATGGTAAACTATGCAGCACTCTAGAATTAAGCCGTCTTGGTGGGCGCTTTGACACGTTACAGTTATTAGGCAAGTATGTCAATTTCTGTCATGAAGCGACAAGCGACATCAAGGAGGCAGAGCCTATCTTCAAGGCAATCACATCAAACGATGTCATATCTACAGATGTGAAGGGCAAGCCACGTATTGAATTCAAGCCTAGATGCAAGATATTCATTGACTGCAACGAACTGCCACGTGCAAACAAATCAAACGGCGGATGGCTCAGACGATTTGAGGGTACCAAGCACAAGTTCAACAACACATTCACTACAGACGAGTCAAAGGTGGATGACATCCATGTATTCAGAGCAATACCAGGAATCGACACACTCCTCACAAGCGATGAAGTGCTGCCTGCAGTATTGTGGTGGAGCATTGATGGCTATGTCAGACTGATTGAGAACGGCTACAGATTCAGCGAGATAGATGAGGACAAGGATTTGGAATACGAGTTCGCTATCGAGAGCAACCATGTTATCGAGTTCCTCAACGAGTTCGACTGGGTCGATAACGGCATGACTCTTACATCAATGAGAGCGAACAGAGTGTATGAGATATACAAAGAATGGTGTGATGAATGCAGATACAGAGTTGCCGGCAGAAACACCTTCTACAAGAATCTGAAGGGAGCAATTGCTTATTTTGACGGAACAGAAACACCACACTGCGAATTAAAGTCCATACGAAAGCAGTGGTTTTTGGTGAAAAAGTAGGGGGGCACACAACTTATGGTGTTTTGAAACACCACAAACACCACATGGCATATTTTTACATGTATCTTACTATTTGATAAAAAGTCCATAAAACGACACCATAATACCATAAATGCCATATGCAAAGCAGAAAACACCACTAGAAAAAACATTGATATTTACTTACTTTTTTATATATTTGTGGTGTTTTGGTATTTTATATATAAGTAAATAGTATAGAGAATATATAAAAGTAAATATGTATATAGGTAATAGAGGAGAGCAAAAAAAACACCAAAACACCATATCACTCATATATACAGACCACCCATCCCCCTTGTGTGTGTGCGATTTTTTTGCCGGGGGGGGATGTGTGAATGTGCTACATGAGGATAGGGGGTTGAATCTGACCATCGGTCATTTATTTTGTCAATACTTTTTTAGAATTTCGATTTTTTGGAGGTAAAAAAATGGCGAAGAAGAAGTTCGACTACAACGAGATGGGCGAAAGCAAGCTGCCTGTCGCACGTGCACGAGAGATGCTCAAACTGAAGAGGGCAACAATCAACGATTTTGAAGTAATCAGAGACAGAAGTTATGAATATCTTACTTACTGCGATGAAAACAACAGAGTTCCTACCTTGAGAGGTCTATGTGTCTGCCTTGGAGTTTCACCAGACACTGTTAACAGATGGATTGCTGAGAGACCTAATCATGAAACAACGATTTTTCTCTCACAGATGCTTAATCTGATGGCTGATAATCTCGAACAGGGAGCGCTTCAAGGAACTATGGATAGGAATGCTTCTGTATTCCTGTTGAAATCCAATTTCGGCTATAGAGATAACCAGGATGTAAAGGTTCATCATATGGTTTCTGAAAGTAAATCAATTGAACAGATTGAAAAGGAAATTTCTGCCGTTGTTATAGATGCAGATTTTGAAGAGAAATAAAAAAAGGTGAGCGTTTATTGCTCACCTTTTTGCATATGCACGTGAAAATTCTGCCACCATGTGTGTGAAAATTTTGACGGCGCTGTACGCCATCTGAAATTTTGCCGTATTTTTTCCATTTTTCTTGTGTATAGATTTTTTCGCGGTTCTATGCTTAGATTGGTATAGATTGCATGACCTCATGGTATGGATTACATGCGCCTATAGCCTTAAATAGGCTATATTTCAATTCTAAGGCGCATTTATACGAAAGACTATAATTATATCACGATATGATTAAACACGCTTAAAAGGGCTATTTAAAGCCCTGTAGAATATCTCTACAATTGTGTGCATGAGCTGCATTACATAGAAAGCCTATATTTAAATTCTAAGCGTTGTTTTGCATAGTTGTGACTATTTATACCACTTATATATAAAAGTCTCTTAGAACGCTTATATTGCTTATTTACCTATGATCATAAAATGTTTATGAACGCTTATTAAATGTTTATGAACGACAAAAAAGAAGATGTTACCATCTTCTTTTTATAATTCTTTTACCGTTAAAACTTAATAAGCATATTTCCAACCATGACATAAAGAAGAAAACTGCTTTAATAAACCACCATATCAACCAAAACGGCAAAAATAGAAAATACATTAATAATCTAAGCATTAATCAACCCCCTCAATGCGAATAGCACGGCTTGCGATAGGATCAACTTTTACAAACATACCCATCACGTCATAAATTTCAGTGGCGCCGCTTTCTTCTACTATATCATACATTGTACGAATATAACAGATATCTTCATGATTAGTTATTTCCTCATAGGCTTCTAACTTTTCTAAAATTTTTAGTTCCTGGTCCTCATCACCATAGTAATAATAATCATCACCATAATAATACTTACTATAATAAGTATCATCATAATGATAATATCTTGTTTGCCATGGAATATAGCCCTCATTACTATAATAGATACCATCGTTTTCAATCCAGTCACCATAGCGATAAATATTGCCGTGACTGTCTAGAAATGCTAAGCGTGAACCGTTTATAATAGGTTCTAGCAGCTTTTCCGTTCTATCATCGTGTAAAAATTTAGGGTTCATATCATAGAGATATGATACACACTTATTTACAAATAACTGTGTATCGCTATAAATACTTTTCTTTTCCTCAAAGTCACTAATAATCCCATTGTGTGCCATTCCTAAGTTGGTTATAACGTGTGTTTTTCGTAAAGCGTTTAGATCACTAGTGACAGGAAAAGGATGGCAAGTGGCGCCATCTGTTTTCCCACTAGTGGAAATACGAAAATGTAAGATTAAAGGTATTTCATCAATATTAATTTTCTTTTTTAGTTTATCAAGACTATTTAACAATTCTTTTAATGTCATGAAACCTTTATTGATATGTACCCTATTGTTATAAGCGTACATATAACCCGCGCCGTCGGGGTTGGTGTTAAACAATGTTTCAATGATGCTTTCATCTATCATTTTTTGATGAGCTGGCTTGATTGCAATAATACACATTAGAATTCACCTCCTAACAAGTTAGAAAGTTCTTTTCTATTACATAAGTAGTAATAACCGTATTCTTCAAATGTTTCAAACTCCGATAAATCAATACAATCACGGCGGCGCTTGTATAGTTCTCCGTTTTTGTTATCAAGACAATAGAAAACAATTTTATCGCCTACAATTTCACCAACACACACATAATTTAGATTGATGAAAGCATTTTCTTCTAAACCTTTTTTAATTGCTTGCATTAGTTCATTTTCTTTCTTTTCTAACTCGCCTAAATTTAATTCACTATCGCAATAGATTTCACGCGAGTTACTGTATTCCCTACAATAATCACCATCTAGCAATAAATCCCATGTGATAATATCTGTGTTACTCATTGCGATCATACAAATATTGTGAACTAATTCAAGACTTGCCATGAATGTTTCATACTTGAGTGTTCCACGGAAAAGTCTAAATTCGTAAGTAGAACTATTATTTTCATTGAACCATGTAGAATGGCCATAGTGTTTGGTATTTTTCGCTTTATGCATTGTTACACTATTTTTATGAATTCTTTCCCCAAAGTCGCTATAACCACAATCCCAACGTTGACGGCGTGAAAATTGAAATAATTCATCTTTGAAAAAGAAAAGAATTGTTTTCAATCTGTCATAACCGCGATCGTCAAAAAATGACTTGTTAACATGCACGTGTAAACCACAAGTGCCAGCGTCATGACTTTCACACTTGCCATCTAATTCACTGAAAAACCAATCATTATAATGTTGGTTCTTGTGATATTCCAATGTGCAGGGCTGGGAAATAAACTCAAAAGCAACTGTACAATCCTCTTCACAATGTAATGTGTCATCCATATCACCATCTAATACGCTTGAGGCTAAACTTTCACAATCACCGCGCACGTTATCAACTTCTAATTCAAACCCCATAAATAATGGTGACTCACGAGCTAGAGAACGTGGATAATATCCATCGTAGTATTTATGGTATTCATAGATGACGGGCTCCATATCCTCCCAACAATCATCACAATAACAATCATCATCTCTATGATGCATATCATAATCACGGCTAAAAATCAATCCGCACTCATCACAACGCTGGTAGTCATAATCTATTGATACAGTTTCGTCTGTATCTTCTAGATGTACAGTGTTTTCTTCTAGCTGGTAGTCTTCTGTATCTTCACAATAGATATAATCGCCATTTTCTATAGTATCATTAGTTAAAAGGTCATTATCACAATAACCATAATCACTAGTATCTTTATTGATATAGCAATCTTCAAAAGTAGAATATTCAATATAATATTCATCTTCTAATTCTTCTAATTTTTCCATAGAAATAAATGAAAATTCGTTGTGGTCATAATACTTTACTAAATTATCCATAATGTTTTACCTTAAGAAAAACATATGATATAATCATGTTGCTATTCGTTCGTCAAAACATATAGCGCTAATATAAAGAGATTAATTCTAATATGTACATCTATATATAGATTGGTACGTTGTGGATTAATCTCTTTTCTTTTTAACACTATACATAG